GAAGTTCTCGAACGAGTCACGCCAGCGGTCGCACACCGTGACGCCCTTGGCTCCGTATGCGGAATACGAGGCGTTCCGGGGGTCGTAGCAGCGGCTGAGCATCGACGTCCACGTCCGGTAAGTCGGCGTGTTCGCCCAGCCGTGCTTGTAGGAGCTAGCGCGCTCTCCCTTGTAGGAAGCGAGCTTCGTCTTGGTCTCGTCCGTGTGGTGCCTGCCCTTCATCGGATGCGCCACGCGGGAGTTGTGATGGTTGACGAAACGGCGCCCCGCCGCCGCCATCTCCCCGCAGCCGCATTCGCACGGATTGCCCGGCTCAGGAACCCGGCCAGCGGTCTTGGCCTTCTTGCGCTGAAGGATCTCGTCACGGTGCGCAGCGTAATAGCGCTGAGCCTTCGTAAGCCCATCTGTAGCTTTCGCAGTCATACCTACATCATACAGGCTTCGGTATATCCGCAGATGAAAGGGAGTGGTTCCAATTTCTAAGCAAAGTGGCCTTGGCGAGGTAATTACCGTCGCTGACTCCGCCGGCACCGTCCAGACGATCACCAACGACATCACCAACTGGACGCTGTCCACCCCGCACGCCACCCAGGACGTGACCGGCGTGGACAAGTCGGCCAACGAGCTGATCCTGCTCCTGTCCACCATCTCGATGACCTACAACGGCGTGTTCAACGACGCCGCGGACATGAGCCACGAGGTCTTCTCCACGGCCCCGTCCACCAGCGCCCAGCGCGCCAACTCGCTGCAGCCCACGGCCAGCGCCTACCCGGTGTTCAACGCCAACCTGCTGTTCACCGACTACCAGCTCACCCGCGCCGCGACCGGCGAGCTGACCTTCCAGGTGCCCGGCGTCGGCTGCGACGGCGTCGTCCCCACCTGGACCAACTCCGCCTGACCCCCGTCAATGACGCGCCTGCCCGGCTCGTCAAGAACAACTGAACGGAGAAATGAGATGAACATCAAGGACTCTGCGGAGATCGTCGGCAGGGAAGCGAAGGAGACCGTGCGCCACGCCGGCAAGACCGCCCGTGCCCTGCTCGGGGAGATCCGCGTCCAGTACTTCCTCCACGACCTGCGCAGCCTGGAGCGCACTGGCCTGCGGGTCGACTTCCACGAGGATTCCGGCAAGCACTTCATCGGACGAGCCTGACCTTCGCCACAGACGCGCCTGCCCGGCCCTGGCCCGGTGCCGGGCAGGCGCCCGAATCCGGGCTACCGGGCCCACTTAGGAGAGAGATGAGCAAGGAATCGCGGCGGGGCGGCTACAAGCGCGAGCAGAAGAAGTACCTCCTCAGCTTCGAGGACGAGGACATGGAGGGCTTCGAGTGCCTGATGGCAGGCGTCTCGCTGGAGAAGTTCATCGAGATCACCCAGCTGTCCGCCGCGCTCGAAACACCTGAGGGCCGCACGCCGGAGAACATCGAGAAGCAGTTCACCGTCATCGGCGAGCTGATCGTCCGGTGGAACCTCGAAGACGAGGACGGCGAGCCGGTGGCCGCTGACTTCGGCGGCCTGAAGAAGCAGGACTTCGGGTTCGTGATGCAGATCATGTCCGGCTACATGCAGGCCATCGCGTCCGTCCCAAAAGCCTCGAACAGCGACTCGTCCTCTGGCGGGAAGTCGGAGGAGGAATTGATGCTCGGACTGGACGCGCCATCGGTGAGCCTGCCGAGCTGATCGAGGCGAAGGTGATCCTCGGCGTCTGCGACCGGTTCCACTGCCTGCCCGGCGAGGCGCTGGCCGAGGACGCCGGGATCATCCGGCTGATGAAGATCGAGAAGCTCGGCACGAAGCAGGAGGAGGCACAGTAGGTGGCGAACATCGTCGCGGTCACCGTCCGGGCGAACTACTCCACCTCCGATGCCTTCTCGAAGATCCGGCTGGAGGCGGCGAAGGCCGGCGCCCAGGCGGCGGACGCGTTCAACGACGCGTTCAGGGTGAAGGCCAGCGCCAGCGCCACCTCCACCGTTAAGGACAGGCTGGACTCGACCGGCGGGATCGGCGGCAGCGACTCCGGCCTCATGTCGCGCCTGAAGTCCTACGCCAACACACCGGGCGGCATCGGGATCCTCGGCACCGGCGGGGACACCTCCCTCATCTCGATGCTGAAGAACCAGATCCGCTCTGCGGGGGAGAACGGCGGCCTGTCCCTGCTCGGCGGCGCGAACGCCAGCGGGAACCAGTCCGCGTCTGACGCCATCAAGCAGTCGGTGCAGGGCAGCAGCCCCGGAAACGTCACCACCGAGGACTTCATCAAGCAGGTGATGCAGGGCAGCGGCCCGTCGAACGTCACCACCGACGACTACATCAAGCAGATCCTGGAGGGCACCAAGCCCGGCAACATCACGACCGACGACATCATCAAGCAGGTCGTCGAGGGCACGAAGCCGGGCAACTTCTCCACCACCGACACGATCAGGGAGGTCATCAACCCCGCCGACGTGAAGGCGGTCGGCGAGGAAGCGGGCCAGGACTACGGCACCAGCTTCACCTCCAGGGCTGAGGACACCGTCAAGTCCGGCGGTGATGGCGTCTTCAGGGACATCGAGTCCGACGCGGGCAGCTCCGGGTCCAGGTCGGGTACCTCGTTCGCGAGCAGCTTCCTGAAAGCCCTGGGCAGCATCGGCGGGGGCAGCGGCAGCAAGAAGGGCGGCGGCGGGGGAGGCAACTCGGGCAGCGTCCTGGCCCTGCTGGGAGGCGGCGGCGAGGGCGAGTCGGCCATCACCAGCGCCCTGAACACCGGGGGAGTGGCAGGAGGTGCGCTGCCCGGCATCACCGGCATCTCCGGCACCGCGGCCACCATCACCGGCCTGGGCGCGTCCCTGCTGGGCGCGCTGCCCGCTATCGCTGCGGTCGGTGCCGGGATCGGGGCCATCGGCGGGGCGTTCGTCACCCTCGACAAGACCAACACGAAGTTCGCCTCGGACCTGTCGTCGCTCGGCAAGACCGCCGAGTCCGTCATCACCTCCGCAGTCAAGCCGCTCACCGGCCCGCTTGAGTCGGCCATGACGCAGCTCGGCTCGTTCGCCAGGCAGATCGGCCCGGAACTCGGGGAAATGTTCTCCGCCGCCACTCCGCTGGTGAAACCGCTCGTGTCCGCGATCGAGGGCCTCGTCTCCGGGCTGCTGCCCGGCCTGGTCGCCATCATCAAGGCCGCCGCTCCTGCGTTCGGTGCCCTGTCGTCGGTGATCGGCACGCTCGGCAAGGACGTCGGCGGGATGCTCTCGGACATGGCGCCGGCCATCAAGTCCAGCTCCGTGATCTTCCAGGCCCTCGGCGACGTCGTCGGTGCCCTGTTCCCGGTCATCGGCAAGCTCGCTTCCATCTTCGCCACGTCCCTCGCACCGGTCTTCTCCACGTTCGCTGGCGCGCTCAAGTCGCTGCTGCCGGTTTTCACCACCATCGGCGGGGTGATCGCCTCCTTTGCCGGGGCCGTGATGGGCGACCTCGTCTCGGTCCTGGAGGCGGCCGGATCCGCGATCAAGGCTGCCGCCCCCGGCCTGGACGCCCTCGCGAAGGCGTTCGGCTCGGTCTTCTCCGCCCTGGAGAACGAGGGCGTCTTCGCCCTGTTCGGGGACGTTATCGAGAGCATCGCAGGGCCGCTCGGCAAGTTCGTCGGCACCCTCGCGCAGGACCTCGCCCCGGTCCTGCCGGTCATCGCCAGCGCGTTCTCGAAGATCGTCGGGGTTCTCGCCAGCGGCTTGGGCAGCGCCATCGCCAGCATCCTGCCGCCGCTCGCCCAGCTCGCCGGCACCGTCCTGAAGTCCATCGCGGGCGTGCTGCCCACCGTAGCCCAGGCGTTCGTCAAGGTAGCCGAGGCCCTGACCAGCAAGGGCATGATCAGCGCTATCACGACGCTGGTCACCCAGCTCGCGGACATGGTCGCCAAGGTAGCGCCGTCCATCATCACCACCATCGGGGACGCCATCGCCTCCATCGCCACGGCGCTCGCCACGCCGGGCATGATCAGCGCCATCACCAGCCTGGTGACCCAGCTGGCGAACCTGGTCGCGAAGGTCGGGGCGCAGGTACTGGGCGCCATCGCGACCGCCGTCGGCGTCATGGCGGCAGCGATAGCCGGCATTGCCCCGTCAGTCGTTTCCGTTCTCGCCGCGGTCGTGTCCGCCCTCGCGGACCTGGTCTCCAAGATCCCCCCAAGCGTCCTGACCGCCATCGCCCTGGGCATCGGCGCCTTCTCGGCGGCCATGGCGATCCTGGACGTGATCGCCGAAGCGAACCCGTTCATCCTGATCGGCACCGCCATCGTCGTCGTGGCCGCGATCATCGTGAAGTACCACACCCAGATCTGGGACTTCATCGTCAGGATCTGGAATGACATCTCCAGCTTCTTCGTCGGCATCTGGGGCCACATCGAGAACGTGTTCACCGGCGCGGGCAAGGACATCAGCAACTGGGCCGTCGACACGTGGACCGCCCTTGCCAGTTTCTTCGAGAAGACCTGGGATGACATTTCCGGCGGCATCGCTTCCGCCTGGAACGCCATCTACTCGTTCTTCAGGGGCATCTGGAACGACATCTACAACTGGGTCAGCAGCAAGATAGACGATCTCCGGTCCGGCATGGCAAACACCTGGTCGGTCATCAAGAACGACGTCCAGGGCGCCTGGAACTGGATCTACGACCACATGGTCGACCCGGTCAAGAACGCCTACAGCTGGATCACGACCAAGCTGAGCGATCTCGGCAGCTGGATGGGCAACAAGTGGACCAGCATCAAGTCGGGCGCGCAGTCGTCCTGGAACGATCTTGAGAACATCTTCAAGAAGCCGGTGAACTTCCTGATCGGCACGGTCTATGACAACGGGATCAGGACGTTCTGGAACGACATCATGGGCAAGATCGGCGGCCCGGACCTGCCCAAGGTCTCGACGCTGGCCTCCGGCGGCCTGCTCCCCGGCTTCGGCGGCGGCGACCGGAACCTTGCCCTGCTCGAAGACGGCGAGGCGGTCGTGGACAAGTACACGACCGCGAAGTACGCACCGCTCCTGAAGTCGATGGGCGTGCCGGGATTCTCCGGCGGCGGCCTGTTCGGCAGCATCTGGAACGGCATCAAGGACGTCACCTCTGTCGGGTCGGCGCTGCTGACCGGTAACACCGCCGCGCTCGGCACTGACCTGAAGAAGTTCGTCGGGACGGACGCCACCGGGGAGCTGGCGACGATGATGACCGGCATCCCCCGGAAGATCATCTCCACCGCGGTCTCCTCCATCGCGGGCTTCGTCAAGGGACTGGCCGGGGGCGGCAGCAGCAGCCTGCACCCGACCGGCTCGGGCGCCACGATCCAGAAGCTGATGCAGTCGATGGCCGCATCGGTGGGCTGGACCGGTACCCAGTGGACCGACCTGAACAACGTGGAGATGCGCGAGGCGGGCTACAACCTGCACGCCACGAACGCCTCGTCCGGTGCCTACGGCCTCGCCCAGTTCATCAACGGCCCGTCGGAGTACGCCCAGTACGGCGGCAACGTGAACACCGCCGCGGGCCAGATCACCGGCATGCTCAACTACATCAAGCAGCGCTACGGCAACCCTGGGGCGGCCTGGGCGCACGAGATGTCCGCGGGCTGGTACGACGGCGGCGGCTGGCTGAAGCCGGGCTGGAACATGGCCTACAACGGCACCGGGGGACTGGAGCCGGTCGGCCGCCAGATGGGCGCCGGGTCAGACGGGAACATCACCTTCGAGATCGGCTCGACGGGTGACGCCGCGTTCGACGCGCTGATGCTGAAGTGGCTCCGGGAGACCGTCCGCGTCAAGGGCGGCGGCAGGGTGCAGGCCGCGTTCGGCAAGGCGGGGGTGGCTGCCTGATGGCGTTCCCGCAGACGGTCCTCGGCATCAAGGCCGAGCTGGACGTTAACGGCACCTGGACCGACATCACGGACTACGTCTACCAGCGCGCCGCCATCTCGATCAGCGACATCGGCCGCCCCGACGAGTCCGGCTCGGTCCAGGCCGGGGAAATGACGCTGACCCTGAACAACCGGGACGGCCGGTTCACCCCCGACAACGCCGACGGTGCCTGGTACCCGTACGTCCAGCTGAACACGCAGATGCGCCTGTCCGTCGACAGCTCCTCCGCGGACGGCACCAGCTACTCCGGGTACCGGTTCTGGGGCGAGGTCTCCGAGTGGCCGGTGCTGTGGGACCCGACCGGATCCGACATCTACGTCCAGGTCACGGTCTCCGGGATCTGGCGGCGCCTGAGCCAGGACCAGACCAGTATCGGCTCGGCGATGACGCGGTACGTCAGCTCCCTGACGAGCATCCCCATGGTGGCCTACTGGTCCATGGAGGACGGCACCGGCTCCGTGAGCTTCGCCGGGTCCCCGGTCGGCACCGCCAGTCCCCTCACCTGGCCCGCCTCTCCGGCACCGGCACCGTCGCTCGCCGCGAACAGCGACTTCAAGGGCTCCGACGCGATCATGGAGCTGAACGGCTCCGAGCTGACCGCCACGATCACCACGCCGGACACGACGACGCAGACCGAGTGCTGGTTCGCCCTGTCCGTCCCGGCGGGCGGCGACTCCGGCGCCCAGGGCGCCAACCGCGACATCGTGATGATCCAGGACGGCGGGACGATCGCCTACACGGTGATCTCCCTGGACGGCTCCACGGGCCAGCTGTACGCCAACATGTACAACTCGTCCAGGGACGTCATCATCGCCACGCAGGTACTGGACACCGCCGTGACGGGCGTCCCGGTGCTGGTGCGCTTCTACCTGAACCATTCCGGCTCCAGCGCTGACTGGGAGATCCAGCTCATCCGGCCGGGCGACACCTCCGCCTGGCAGACCATCAGCGGGTCCTACGCCGGCACCGTCTCCGGCCTCACCGATTTCACGTTCGCGCCCAGCGCCGCCCCCGCGACGGCGGGCAACGCCCTCACCGACGTCGCGGCCGGGCAGCTCGCGGTGTTCTACGCCAGCGCGGCCAGCGACTACGTCACCGCCGCCTCCGCCCTGGGCGGCCACGCCGGGGAAACCGCCGTCGCCCGCTTCGGGCGCCTGTGCACTGAGCAGGGCATCGGCTACGAGACCATCGGCTCCGGGTCCATCGCGATGGGACCGCAGCTGGACGATACCTTCGCGAACGTCCTGCAGACGATCGAGAACACCGACGGCGGCCTGCTGTACGAGACGCAGGACCAGCTCGGCCTCGGCTACCGCACCCGCACGTCGATGCAGGACCAGTCCGCGGCCCTGACCCTCGACTACTCCGCCGCGCAGATCGCCCAGTCGCTGGCGCCGGTGTTCGACGACCAGCTGATCCGCAACAACATCACGTTCACCAACGCGGACGGCTACTCGCTGAACGCCTACCTGGCCACCGGTACCAGGTCCGTCCTCGCGTCGCCGGACGGCGCGGGGCCGTACCCGTACTCGCGGAGCACGAACGCGAACGCCGACGCCGACCTCGACGATGTCATCGAGCAGGCGCTGTTCTCCGGCGTGGTCACCGACAACCGGTACCCGACTGTCCCCGTCGACCTGTCCCGCAGCGCCGCCGCCTCGCTGTTCTCGCTGGTCCCGTCCCTGCGCGTCGGCGACTACTTCGAGATCACGAACATGCCCTCGTTCATGGGCGGCGGCACCAGCAGGCAGCTGCAGTGGGGCCGGTCGGAGACCCTCAACAACTTCACGTGGACGATCACCTGGAACGCGATCCCCGAGTCGCCGTGGGAAAGTGACTTCAGTCCCGGCACGACGGTCTCCGGGCAGGCGATCGGCACTCCTGTCACCGGCGGCCAGTCCGGCACGATCTCCGGCGCGCAGCTCGCCGTCGGATCGGTCGGCACCGGGGCGCTCAGCACGGCGGTCAGTGCCCGGAGCCTTGGCGGCATCAGCACGGTGATCAGCTCCGCGGCCCCGGCTGATCCCGTAACCGGTGACATCTGGTTCAACGCCTCCAATGGCTACCAGATGGAGCAGTGGGACGGCACCGAGTGGGTGCCCGTCACCTGGGACGGCACCTCAGTGCTGGCGGGCGGCTCTATCTCGGTCACCCTGCTCGACGGCTCGGTGACGGCGACCGCCCTGGGCGGCATCACCACGACGATCTCCCAGACGCAGCCGTCCGATCCCAACGCGGGCGACATCTGGATCAATGCCTCCAACGGCTACCAGCTGACCCAGTTCGACGGCACGCAGTGGAACCCTATTACCTGGGACGCGGACAGCGTCATCAGCGCCGGGACGATCGACGCGTCCCTGATCACCGCGGGCACGATCGACGCCTCGCTGCTCGCGGCGGGCCTGGTCATCGCCGGGGCGGTGGACGGCACCGTGATCAACGCCGCGCAGATCAACGGCGGCACGATCACCGCCGCCTCGATCACCGCCGTCTCCATCGGCGCCGCCAGCATCATCGCCGCCACCATGTCCGGCGGCACGATCTCCAACTCCTCGTTCGTCATCGACAGCCAGAACGGCGGGGACATCCTCGTCTACGAGCAGACGGACACCGTCACCACCTACACGTCCGGCTCCGGCTCGTGGACTGCTCCGGCCGGGACGCTGTACGCCCGGGTCCAGGCGTGGGGCGGCGGGGGCGGCGGTGACGCGAACAGCACTCTCGGCAGCCAGGGCGGGGGCGGCGGGGAGTACGCCGAGGAGCCGCAGCTCGCCGTCACGCCGGGTGACTCTTACAGCTACTCTGTCGGCGCGGCGGGAACGGGCGGGACTCCGACCGAGGACGGTACCAACGGCGGCAACACGGCGTTTACCGGAGACTCGGTAACCGTCGCGGCCTACGGGGGCGCCTACGGCTTGCTGGTCAACAACAGCGGCGCCGGAGGTGACAGCAGCAGCAACTCCATCCATTTCCCCGGCGGCAGCGGCGGCTCGGGCGACCCTTCCTCGCCTGCCAGCCCGACAACGGAAACAGTCACGTTCAGCACCCCGGGGACGTACTCGTGGACGGTGCCGTCTGGCGCGGACTCAGCTACGGCGCGGTTCTGGGGGGCTGGCGCGGGCGGCGCCGGCGGTGCCGAATCCAGCGCGGGGGGCGGCGAGGGCGGCGGCGGCGGCGCGTACGGGCAGGTAGGTGCCGGTGGGTCGATCGGCGGCGAGGTGTGGTCGGTTACCGTCGGCGCGGGAGGCGCGGCAGGATCGCCCGGGAACCTCGGCGGCAACGGCGGGACATCCTCGGTCACCATCGGCGGTACCGCGTACTCAGCCGGAGGCGGCACCGCGGCCACGCTGAGCAGCGTGGGGCACGGCGGTGCTCCCTCCTCTGGCATCACTGGGTACTCCGGCGGCAACGGCGGCTCGGCCACATCCACGGGCGGCTCGGGCGGCGGCACGTCAGCCGGGACAGCGGCAGCCGGAACCAGCGGCACTGACAGCTCCAGCTCCACTCCCGGCGCCGGGACAGCACCGCCGTCAGGCGGAGGCTCCGGCGCGGGCGGAGGCTGGGGCACCGGCTCGCCCACCACCGGCGGCAACGCCGGAGCGCCAGGCGGAGGCGGGGGCGGCGGCGGCGGGTCCACGTCGGCGGCAGGCAAAGCCGGCGGCGCAGGCGGCGCCGGCCAGGTCACCATCACCTACACCATCCCCGGCACCGATGACGGCGGCGGCGGGGGCGGCGGCTCGTCCGCCGGCCCGTCAGGCAGCGGCGCAGACGGCGGCAGCACCACGACGGCGGCAGGGGGCCCTGGCGGCACCGCCCCTTCAGGCGGCGGTAACGGCGGCCACGGCGGCACCTACAGCACGACCGCTGCGACGGCCGGATCAGCACCTGGCGGCGGAGGCGGCGGCGGCTACTACGGCGAGAGCGCGGGTGCCGCCGGCGCCAACGGCAAGCTCATCATCGCCGCCGTCGAGCGCAAGCTCGTCCTCGCCATCGCTGCCGCGTCGGGCACCGACGCCTACGGCAACGGCTACGACGCGGGCCTGAACTTCTTCGGCACCACGTCCGGCAGCGCGAATGTCACGGGCGACGCGACCGGCGCGATGACGGTCACCGGCAACGTCTCGGTGTCGGGCACGGTCACGTCAACGGGCGGCACCGCGTCCAGCCCGACGCTGATCACCACCGACACCTGGCACAGCCTGGGCAGCTTCACGTCCAGCCCGGGCAGCAGCCTCACGATCCAGGAAGCCCGGTACCAGCTGACGAACGACGGCAGGTGCGAGATTGACCTCGCGTTCACCCTGACGGGCACTATCACGGCCGGGTCCTATGTCTTCGCCAACGCCCTCTCGTCCGAGTACCAGTTCCCGGGCAATTACGCGCGGTCCTACCCGCTGGGCTACAACAACTCCGCCACTCAGTGCGAGGTCCGGGTCTTCGGCGCCAGCACCGCGACGCCGGGAAGAGTCGAGTGCGACTTCGAGTCCACGTTCGGCAGCGGCGTCAACATCACCAACACGATCCGGATACCGGTCAGCTAGGGAGAGTCATGGTCGCACCGCAAATGCCGCCCGCACAGGTCGCAGCGAATATCGTCAGCCGGCTCGCCAGCCTTCGCAACGCCCTCCAGGAGGTGCAGAACCTGTACGCCTGGTCCTCCGGCACCACCGCTGCTGACTTCGAGACGTATTCCGGCTACAGCACTGAGGACGGCCCTTCCGTCCAGGCCGCCATCGCGGACGCGAACGCCCTCGCGGAGATCTACCTGACGGGCCTGCCGCCGTCGACCTACCCGCAGCCCGCGAGCGCCTACGTCTACGAGACGACCCAGGCCGCGGTCATCGGGCCGACGTAATGGACAGCGAGGCTCCCCCTCAGCCTCCGCGGCTGCCGGGCGTCCGGAAGTGGATCGCCGTCTTCTGCGGCTCGTTCCTGGTGGCGACGGGCGTCCCGGTCGCCTACGCCACCTGGCGGGTGAACGACACGGCCCGGCAGGCGCAGCAGACCACCCAGGAGTACGCCCGGCATGCCTGCCGCGCCCTGGAGCTGCTCACCGCGAAGCCGTACCCGGAGCCCGCGGACCCGGAGGCGGAGCCCGCGAGGGAGCAGACGTACGAGTTCTACCTGGGGCTGCTGTACTGGGAGCGCGAGGACGGGTGCAAGTGAGCGACGCCTACATCGTCATCGCCTGCGGCGCGGCACTGGCCGGCATGGTGTGGTCGGTGATGCAGATCATGAAGGCCGTCCGGAAGCGCTGGATCGAGGACGAGGAGCATTCCCGCGTCCAGCGGGAGAACACCCGCGCGCTGCGGGACCTGACGAAGAAGCTCGACTCAGTCGGGAAGACCCTGGACGCCCATGACCGCAAGCTGGATGATCATGACAGGCGCCTGGTCTCCGGCGGCCTGTGAATGAAGGTCACCGCGGCGCCGCCGCCGGAGTGCTCCCAGTCCCCGGCGGTGCCGTACATGGCCAGCGCCCGGATGGGCCGCCCGCAGGTCATGCAGGCGGCGGCCAGCGGGTAGTCGCCGGGGTCGAAGAGGCTCGCGGTGCCGCCGTCGCGCTCGCGCATGACGGTCCCCCTGGCGGGCTGGACGGCGTGGGCGGCGGGGCTCACGGCAGCTCTCCCCCGTGCGCCGCGTCCTGCGCGTCAGGGGCGCCCAGGACGCGGGCATTCGAGACCAGCTCCATCGCGATGCGGGGGTAGACGCGGGCGAGCCAGAGCAGCCCTGTGGCCTTCTCGTCGAGGCTCAGCATCATGACCTCGCGCTCCGCGCCGCCCATTGTCCTGCCCCTGCTCATCGCTCCGCTGGAGCCATAACCGTATCAGCCTGTGCCCTAGACTTCCAGGGTAGTGCCTGCACTTCCCCGGTGAGAGAGGCTGTGACCTGGTGGTTTACGGTGTGCTGGTGCAGATCGACCGAGACGCCGCGCAGCCGCCCTACCGTCAGCTCGCCGCGATGTTCCGCGACGAGATCCTGGCGGGAAAGCGCGCCCCCGGCTCCCGCCTGCCCTCGATCACCGCACTGGTGCAGGAGTACGGGATCGGCCGGAATACCGCAGTTCATGTCTACGAGGCCCTCCAGCAGGAGGGCCTCGTAGAGACAGTCCAGGGCTGGGGCTCGTCGGTCGCCGACCCGCTGCCGTCAGCGGACGCGGGCGGCGATGACAGCGGCTGACGGCGAGAACGCGAACGTGCCGTCCGCCTCCTGCACGGGCGTCACCCACACGATCGACGTGCTGCTCACCACGGCCGGCACCGACCCGTCCGAGGGCGACGCGTTGCGCTGCAGGTCCGCCTGCTCCCCGGCCGCGTCCCGGTAGGTCTCGGCGCACACCTCCTCGCCGGCGTCGCCGCCGAAGTACGCGCAGTCGTAGCGGTCGCCGTAGATGTCCGCGGACACTCCCTGCGCCCCGGCCATCGTCACGCCGGTCCTCGCCAGCAGCGGCTCCGGGTTCGCGGGCACGGAGCCCTGCGACTGCGCCTGCACGACCGGGACGGCGGGAGCGCCGGCGGCCTGCGCACCGGCGGCTGGCGTGCCGCACCCGGCGAGCGCGAGGATCCCGAGGGCGATGATGATCTTCTTCATGATGTCTCCTGAGTGAGAGCGGGCCGGACGGCCCGCAGCAGTTCGGTTGCCTTCGATGTCGAGACGCCCAGCGCCTGGCGCAGCGCGTCCCTCGTGATGGTCCTGCCGTGCTCCGCCTGCCACGCCGCAGCCGCCCGGAGCGCGGCCTCGTGCCCGGCGGGCACTTCCCCCGCCGCTTCCGCCGCCGGGCCCGCTGCCCTCCTGCGCCGGACGATGCCGAGCAGCGTCTCCAGCGACAGGATGAACGCGACCGGCGGCAGCGCCGCGACCATCGCCCCGCCCGGCCCGCCGTGCAGCCCGGACAGGATGTTCATCGCGAGGGTGGCGCCGATGCCGGTGACCACCGACGCCCAGGCGGTCACGGGCCTGCCGCCGTCCGGGGCCGCGTCGAGCAGCGCCAGGCTGCCGGTGGCGATCATCAGGTCCGGGACGAACGGGACCAGGTCCGACACGAGCCCGGTGCTGCCGGTGGCCAGCACGATGCCGTGGGCGTGCTCCCACGACACGGCGCCGGTGATGGCGGTCAGGACGCCGAGCAGGACGGCGGCTGACACGAGGGTGCTGTTTCCTGAGGGGGATGCCATCGCTCAGCCCAGCCGGTCGATGACGGAATTGGTGCTGTTCTTGTCGGCCGCCTCGACGGCGAGGCTCTCGCTGCGGTACCGGCGGGCCATCTCCGGCCCGGCCCAGCCGGCGACCTCCATCAGCTCGACCAGGTCCAGGTCCGCCCGCACCGCCCACGACCGGCGCAGCCGGTGCGGGTGGATCTTCACCCCGGCCTGCTGCCCGCGGACGGTGACGACGTGGTAGACGCCCTTGACGCCGAGCGGCCCCATCGTCCCGAGCCACAGCTCCGGGCGGGCCGCGTGCCGGTGCCCTTCCCGCAGCTTCAGGTAGCGGCGCAGGGACATGGACGTCCTGGTGCCGAACGACACCCGGCGCTGCTTCCCGCCCTTGCCGGTGACCGTGACCCGCCTGGTGGTGAAGTCCAGGCCGGCCGTGGTGACGGAGACGGCCTCCTCCCGGCGCAGCCCGGAGTCGAGCATCAGCCGGATCAGGGCCTCGTCGCGGGCCCGGGTGAACTTCGTCTGCCCGTTCGCCGAGGCGGCGATGACCCTGGACAGCTCGCCGTCGCCGATCGGCTCGGGGACCTTCGCGGTGACCCGGACGGACGTGATCTTCCGCACGGGGGAGACGTGCTCGCCGTGCCACAGCTCGTCTTCGAGGAAGGAGAAGAACGCCCGGGCCGAGGCGAGGGCCACGTTGCGGGTGGTGAGCGACCAGCCCCGCTCGCGGATCCCCGCGGCGAGCCACGCCTCGCAGTCGAGCTGGCGGATGCTGTCCCAGTCCCCGGCCCCGGCCTGGGCGGCGTGGTCGGCGAGGGAGGTGACGTACCGGGTGTACGCCGCCAGGGTGTGGCGGGACTTGCCCTGGCTTGCCAGGCGGGTCCCGAAGTCGGTGATGAGGGTGCGGTCCACGGCTGCCTTCGGCTGGGGTCGGTGGTGACGACTCCGGCCGGGCGCTGAGGGGGAGCGCAGGGATGAGGGGCTGCGGCCAGCGTACCTGGCGTATCGCGAATTATGGTCCATACCACGGTCTCCTGGGTATAACGCCAGGTCACTCGTGGGCGATAATGACAATTATGTCTCCGGCTCCCCCGCGACTTCCCGGGAGGAGCCGGACATCGCCCCCTGCTGACCTGGGCTTCCGTGCTCCCACTCTACCAAGGTTTATTGATACGGGCGAGAGACGTTTCCGCAGGACCCCCGAATTATGGCCCGTCCTTGCCGTCGCGCCTCCTGGCCTCGTCCCGGGCCTGCGCCTCCGCCAGCACCCTGATGAGCGGGGCCAGCTGCCGGTTCATCTCCGCGACCCAGGCCGTCAGGGACTTCATGAACGGGTCGAACGCCCGGTTAATCCGGTCGAGGTCCGTCAGCAGCGCCTGCCGCAGCCGCTCCGTCTCGTCATCCACGTGCTCTCCTCCTGGCTTCCCGCCCGGCGCACGCCAGCGCGGTGTCGGCCCTCTTGTGCTCGTGCGGGCACTGCCACCCGGGCAGCTGCCCGCGGAAGACCTCACGCCGCGGCGCGCGCCTGTGACGGCGCCCCGACCTCCACACCGTCCCGCCGATCCGGAACGGCCCCGGCAGCGGGAGCGACCACGAGATCCTCATGCCTGCTCCTCGATGGCTATCCTGACGGCCCGCAGCCACTCGGTGAGCGGCTGCTCCCCGGCGAGCAGTCTCACCTGCTCCTGGTAGTCCTGCTCGGCCCGGGCGGCGCTCTGCGCGACGTACGCCCTGGCCTCCTCGATGGTCATGGCCCGGTTTCCTCTCTCTGGCCCGGTGAATACCCCCACAATAATGATTCGCAAAACTTTTTCAAGTCGCCTTCCGGGCATCATCACTGGCATTTCCGCAGCTCAGATGGTGTTATCAATAAACCTTGATAATGGCCTGTTCTTGCAGGTCAGAGCGCTAAATCGATCAGCGGTAACTTTGTTTGCCGAGTTTCTGCCCGCGTGCCACCATGGTCAATATCACCGCTCAGGGACCCGCACGGAGGACACATGATCTATTACAACGAGAAGCTCGATTACGTGCTGCTCGACAAAAAGCGCCTTTTCGAGGCCGTCGAGGACGTGCGCTACAAGAGGCGCTGGACCCAGGCGGAGATGGCCCAGGTGCTGGGCATCAAGCCGCCGGCCTACAGCCAGCTCAAGCGCGGGCGGAACTACACGCCCGACATCATCCTGCGGATGATGGTCGTGACGGCGAAAAGCCCGATCGATTTCATCCGGATGGACCCGGCGAAAGCCACGACGATGCAGGACCTCATCGACGCCGCAGTGGCCCAGTCGGCGAACCATGGCTGACGGCGGAAAAGACGAAACGGCCCCCGCACACACGGAGGCCGTCTCGCAAGAGAGTATTCCAGCTATCAATAATCCTACCGAAGATTCCGCGCCTGCGCCAACCGGATCGTGGATGGCCGATGATTTCGGCGGCAACATCGATAACGCCGACCTGGTGGACGAGGACAGGCGCCAGGCGCTGTGGGACGCAGCGTACTTCTACGTGAAGGAGAAGGGCTGGCGGGTCATCCCCGTGCACGACGTGGGAAGCGGCCGGTGCTCCTGCGGGGATGCCGGCTGCTCATCGCCCGGCAAGCATCCTGTTGAGCAGCAGTGGCAGAAGCCGGGAGAGAACCCCGAGGAGGATCTCCGCTGGTGGCGTGACACGAGGGGGCTCCCGCTCACCGCCCAGGCGGACTCGCGCCCTAACGCCAACATCGGCATCCTGACCGGCAAGCACTCCGGCATCTTCGTGCCGGACATCGACCCGCGCAATGGCGGCGACCTGCTCTGGGAGAAGATCACCGACGGCAGGCCGCTGCCCGAGACGCGGATGCACCGCACCGGCTCCGACGGCAGGCACTGGTTCTTCACGATGCCGGGGTTCGACTTCACGACGCTCCACCCGTGGGGCGAGGGCATCGACGTCAAGGGCAACGCCGGCTATGTCGTCGCGCCCCCGAGCATCTCCGGCACCCCGCACGGGGACGGCGTCTACGCGGTCATCAGCGACGCCGCCGTCGCTCCGGCCCCGGACTGGATGATCGAGGCGATCCAGGACCAGAAGAAGGTCCACCGCGGCGAGCGTCCCCTGATGCCCGTCAAGGTCGCGCCCAACGGGGTGCGGCGTGCCTACGGCGAGAGGGCACTGCGGGACGAGGCCGCGTCGCTGGCGGCCATCCCGCCCGAAGGAGGACGCCATCTCCAGATGAAGAAAGGCGTCCAGAACCTGGGCCAGCTGGGTGCCGTCGGGCTCGTCACCGAAGAAGCCGCCCGTGCGGCCATGAGGGCCGCCACGGGGCTGCCGGACGGTGAGTTCAATTCGCTGTTCGACGATATGTGGCGCATCGGCATGACGCAGCCCCGGCAGGTGGACTGGAAGCAGCAGGAGGGAGACTTCCCGCCCAGGGCCTGGAGTGACCGCGGGCTCGCCGACCGGCTGGCCGACCACTGGGGCGACGTGCTGCGGCTGTGCCCGGGTCTCGGCTGGATGATCTACGACGGGAGCATCTGGGAGCGCGACGTCCCGAAATCCGATGAGGCCAGCAAGGCGGAGATGCTAGCCCAGATGATGCTCGACTCGCTGCCGGACGTCGAGGGGCCGCAGTACCCGGACGAGGCCGATGAGGAGGAGGACGGCAAGGGCGGGTCGCCCAGGGCCCGTTTCCTGGAACAGTGCAGGAAGTGGGAGTCGGTGGACACCCCCACCAAGGCCGTCCGCAGCGCGACGCGGTTGCCCGTCATGTGGATGAACCCGAAGTCGCTCGATGTCAACCCGATGTTCATCAACCTCGCCAACGGCGTGTGGGACGCCGACAACTGCCGGCTGCTCGATCACCATCCCGGTCACATGCTGACCAAGCAGGCCAGCGTCTTCTACGAGCAGCACGCGAAGTGCCCGGACTGGGATGACTTCCTCGCCCAGGTGCAGCCTGATCCTGAGATCCGGGATTACCTCTACCGGATCTGGGGCTACTCGCTGACCGGGAGCGTCCGCGAGCAGGCCATCATCCTGCACCACGGGAAGGGCGCCAACGGCAAGAGCGTCGCGAACGACGTGATTAGCATGATGATGGGCGCCTACGCCCAGTCGGTGCCGGTGGAGACGCTGATCGCCAGCCGCGGCGACAAGGGAGTGCGCAATGACATCGCCCGGATGGAGGGAGCGCGGCTGCTGCAGGCGAGCGAGACGAAGGCCGGCAAGCAGCTGGACGAGGCCCTGGTCAAGCAGCTCACCGGAGGGGAGACGGTCGCGGCCCGGTTCCTGCACAAGGAGTTCATCGAGTTCAAGATGACGGGGAAAATCCACCTCAGCAGCAACCACCTGGTCCACCTCTCGCAGGATCCCGCCATCTGGCGCCGCATCCGCCTGATCAAGTGGCCGGTCACCATCCCGGACGGGAAGCAGGACAAGCAGCTGGCCGCCAAGTTGTATAAGGAGGCACCGGGCATCCTCAACCGGCTGCTTGCCGGGCTGGAGGACTGGCGTGCCAGCGGCGGCCTGTGCCCGCCGAAGTCTGCCGAGGACGCGAAGGACGACTACCGCAATGCCGAGGACGCCCTCGGCCGCGCGATAGCGGAACTCTACGACGTGGACATGACAGTGACCGAGCCTCACCCGGATAGCAAGGGATCAATCCTGGCGAAGCTGTACGCGGCCTGGTGCAAGGAAGGCGAGGAGACCCCGATGGGGCGCAACTCGTTCTACGCGGCCCTCACGGATCGTGACTTCAAGCGGGTGGAGGTGAAGGAGTCGCCGTACTTCCCGCAGCTCCGGCCGAAGACTGAGAGCATCGAAATCCGCCACTGAAAACCCGCTGACAGCCTAAAACCCGCCAGGTCGCGTTACCGTCTCGTGACCTGGCGGGTTTTAAAATCCACCAGTACTCCAAAACCCGCTTTCGATATAATTCTCTGACCTTATCGAAAGGTGGGTTTCCGGGTTTGCGGGTTTTATTCAGGGTTTCTCGGTCTGACTCGCCTCCTCCTGAACCGAGTCAGCTCTGCGGCTATATGTCCGTTTCGAGACTCGACACTCGCCACCCGCGTCCGCGCTCCGGATCACCTCCGAATAAAACCCGCAAACCCGCAAACCCGGTGCGCAGAGCTTGTCCGGTTAACGAGACGCCTACGCTCCGTACTCAGTGCACAGGCCCTGCAGCTGCGGCAGCACCTGCGCCAGGGACGCGCTGACTCCCTCCGTCGCCGCCCCCTCGACGAGTACCGACTTCGCGGCGACGTACGCCTGCCACACCGCGCTGTCAGGCCCGTACTGCTGCTCCATCCCGGTGGCGTCCGCTCCCGCCGGGTAGCCCTCGCCCATCGCCTGCACGTCGCTGCTGAGCTGCACCTCGATCTCCTCCTTGCACAGCTCCGCCGGGGATGGCCTGACGGCAGCCGCTGCCGTCGCAGGAGCCGCCTGCGGCCCCGCAGCAGCCTGGCCTGCGCACCCGGCCATCCCGATGGACAGGACCAGCAGCGCCCCCGCGGCTGCCGTCCTCGCGCCCCTCACGCGGTCCTCCGGGCGTCCCGGGCGGCGTACCGGCACACCGCCGGCTCGCCGAAGTGCTCCCCGTCGCACTCCACGGCGCCCATCGCCCTCTTGCGCTGGCGGGCCTTGTGGCGGACCTGCCGCTCGTACTCATCGATCTGCTGGCCGTAGATCCGCTCGTAGGCCCCGCCCCTGCTGCCGTCTCCCACGGGGCAGTCCGGGAACGCCTGCGCCCACATGCGCAGGTACAGCCCGGCTGCGGCCCCGCCCAGCGGGAACCGCTTGCTGACCTCGGACATGATCAGGCAGGTCTCCGCCGCCGTGGCCGGCCGGGTGTCCTCTCCCCTCGCCAGCCGCTCCAGCAGCTCCCTGGCGTGCCCGCGCACCACGAACTCCGTCGACCACGCCCGCGACCCGACCGTCGGGTACAGCAGCGAGAACGAGTGGTAGAGCAGGTCGGCCTGCTCCGGGTGCCGCGCCTGGGCCTGCTCTATCTCGTCCTCGGCCCAGTCCGTGAGGCTGAGCGCATCGCTGACCTCGCGGTGGATCCGGTCGTACATCGTCCTCAGGTCCGGCTCTCTGACTTCTCCCATGATGTCCCCTTTCTCCCGACCTAGAACACCAGGGTAGACCAGGGCAGTCTGCTTACCCCCGGAAACAGTGAGAGATCTTCAGCGAAAGAAAAGAGCATGACATGTCATGGACCGATGACGGCACCCCGCGCTGCGACTCCTGCCTCGCCGTCGACCCGCCGCGGCTCGAAGCCCCCTGGCACACCGAGGCTGACGCCAGGCTGGCCGCGGAGACCGGCTGCCCGCGGCCGGACGAGTTCCTCATCTGCGGCAAGTGCATCCGCGCCCTGGTCATCGCCGCGGCCACGCACACCGAGCCGCCGCGCCCGTACCGGCTCGCCACCGGCCCCGCGCTGAGGGCGTCGGTACCGCTGTGGGAAGAGGAGAACGAGCCGGAGTGTGACCTGGACGCCCTCATGGACGCCCTGGGCAGGAACCCGAAGCTGTCCGGCTGGGACGAGGGCTAGCCTGAGGCTGTCTCCTGAGGGGAGATACCAGGGACGGGCGCTCTGCCGCCCGGGCGCCCGTCCTGCCTCACTGGTCCACCCCGGTCCACCCTGGTATAGCCGCATCCGGATACATGAGGCATCATGTACCTGTGACCCCGGAGCAGCTGCACGACCGCCATCCCGCCACCGTCCACGTGGCCCGCTACTTCGATTACGGCCACCTGCCGCAGGGGGAGATGCGCCACGTCTCGCTGGCCTGCGCCGACCTCGCCGAGCACATCCTCACCCGGCTGCCGGACGGCCCCGAGCTGACCGCCGGCCTCCGGAAGCTGCTGGAAGCCAAGGACTGCTTCGTGCGGGCGGCGCTGGACGCCGGGCGGGACGCGGAGACCGGATGACCGGCTGGTGGCTGCCCGCCGTGGCGTTCGCCGCGATGTTCTGCCAGGACATCGTGGCCACGATCCAGGTGCAGGCGGAGTCCGCCTACCGGCCGCACCGCTCGGCCGCGATGGACGTGCTGAATGACGCCTGCTCGATCGCCACCCTGTGGGCGGTCGGCGACGCCCTCTTCGTCGGCGGCAACATCCCCCTCACCCTCGTGACGATCGCCGCCCGCCTCGTCGCCGACTACGCGGGCACCTGGACGGGCGTGACGATCGGCTCCCGCATCGACCAGCGGAGGGCGGCGGCATGACCGGCGTCATCAGCCGCTTCGGCGTGTGGTTCGCCTCCGCCGGCGGCGTCCTGCAGACCTTCGCCTTCTGCATGGCCGTCGTGGTCCTGGAGCTGATCTTCCCGGCGGCTGACCCGCACATGTTCTGGTGGCTGGTCATCCTCACCGTGTACTCAGGAGTGACCCAGCCGGTCCTCGCCTACGTCGGCATGACCGGCGCCCGCAAGACCGATGAGGTGCTCGCCAAGCTGGAGGCCCTGGAGTCCGACGAGCTGGCCCAGCTCATCCGGCTGCGCGACGCCCTCACCGCAGGCGAGCCGGGCCGCGCCGTCCTCACCGCGAACGGCACCCTCGAAGTCAGGAGCACCGATGGCATTCGCCGCTAACCCGCCGCGCCGCACCGAGCGCCGCACGCACCTGAACGTGGACACCGCGATCGTCGAGCGTGCCCTCCTCGCCCGCGCCAGGTCGCTGGCCGAGAGCGTCCTGCAGGAGCCGGAGCAGGAATCCCCGGACGACGTGCAGGCCATGGCCGGGGGAGTGCAGCAGGCTGTCCGGTCGCTCATCGCCCAGGAGCTGGCCGCCCTGGCCGAGGAGCTGCACTGGCGATGAGCGCTGCCGCGGAACAGGTCCGCATGATGCTCGGGCAGCAGGCCCGCATGCTGCTCCTGCGGGACGCTGCCTGCAGGCTCACGCACGCGGCCAGCCGGACCGGGGACTACATCCGGCGCCTGGCGGACGACGGCCGTGAGCCGTCCCCGGCCCTGCGCAGGACGTTCTTCGCTCAGGAGCGGGCAGCTGAGATGGCGGTCCTGGAGTACATGGCCGCCCTGCCGCCGGACGGGGCCGGAGGTGAGCAGGCGTGAGCGACTACGACGACGACGGGGTCAACGACTCGCCTCAACGAGGGATCCCGCTGCACGAGCGCCACCAGCTGTGCCGCGACCTGGCCGAGCGGAAGATCAGGCGGACGGCGCTGGCCCGCCGCTACGGGGTGACGGCCGGGGCCATCACCCACTTCGCCGAGCGCCATGCCCGGGAGATCGACGACATAAAGGCGCACCTCGACGACGACTTCGCCGGCCTGTGGATCGCTGACAAGCAGCGCCGCATCGAGGCGTACATGGCGGAGTACGAGCTGCTGTCGACGGAGTTCCGCTCCGCGCACCATCAGTGGTCACTGGCCCGCCAGTCCGCGCTGCGGGCCGTCGCCGATGAACTCGGGCAGATACCCAACAAGTCCCAGATCACCCTCGACGGCTCGGTGCGCCATGAGCTGGTGGGCGTGGACCTCGCAGAAGCCTTCCCCGACATGCCAGATACCAGTGAGGAGCAGGAATGAGCCTGACCAGCATCGAGGCCGCCGTGCGCGGAGCCCTGGACAACGCCGAGAAGGGCGTCGCCGCCGAGTACGAGAAGGTGCGCCCCCGCCTGGAGGAGCTGACCGCCTGGGCGCAGAAGGCCGACGAGTCGCCGCTGGTCGCCGCGGCCCTCGCCGCCGTGCTGCCCGCGAACGTGGAGCAGTCCCTGGCGGAGCTGATCACCGTCGCGCATAACGAGTTCGCCAAGGTACCCGCCAGCACCGTGACCGTGCAGCCCGCTCCGGCCGGAGGCCAGGGCAGCGCGAACGCCGTCGCCCCGGACGCTCCGGCCTCCTGATCACGCAGAGTAATACAGCCTCTGAGCTGCGGATTCGATGGGTCCGCTCCCGTAGGGAGACGCCAGTGAGAGCAGCCCGTGGTCACTCACAGTTATCAGCCTGTCGGCAGCGCCCGCGAGCTGTTCCTCAGCCACGATGACGAGGTGCTGCTCTCGGGCTCTGCCGGAACGGGCAAGACGCGCGCGTGCCTGGAAAAGGTGCACATGATGTGCCTCCGCTACCCGGGCATGCGCGCGCTCGTCCTCCGCAAGACCGCCGTCTCCCTGGCCAGCACCGCGCTGGTCACCTACCGGGAGATCGTCGCCCGCGAGGCGCTGGCGTCCGGCGAGGTGGTCTTCTACTCCGGCTCCCGCGACCGGGCCGCCGCCTACCACTACGCCAGCGGGTCCACCATCACGGTGGGCGGCCTGGACCGCGCCACCCGCATCATGAGCAGCGAGTACGACATCGTCTACGTCGGCGAGTCCACCGAGCTGATCGAGGACGACTGGGAGATGGTCACCACCCGCCTCCGCAACGGCCGGACCCCGTTCATGCAGCTCATCGCCGACTGCAACCCGTCGACCCCGAATCACTGGCTGAAGAAGCGCTGCGACGCGGGCAAGACCCGGATGATCTTCTGCCGCCACGAGGACAACCCCCGGTATTTCCGGGACGGGCACTGGACGCCGGAAGGATCGGTGTACCTCGGCCGCCTCGACGCGCTCACCGGTGCCCGCCGCGAGCGCCTCCGGTACGGCAAGTGGACCGCCGCCGAGGGTCTCGTCTACGAGATGTTCGACCCGGCCGTGCACATCTCCGACCGGTTCAACTACAAGTCGCACCCGCCGCAGGACTGGCCGCGCTACCTCGCCGTCGACTTCGGATTCCGCAACCCGCTGTGCGCAGCCTGGTGGACCGAGGACCCGGACGGGCGCCTGTACCTCTACAAGGAGATCTACCAGACCGGCCTGCTGGTCGAGGACGCCGCAGCGAAGATCGCGAAGATGATGAAGACCCAGCACGGTCCGGAGCCACGCTTCCAGGCGGTGATCTGCGACCACGACGCCGAGGACCGCGCCACCCTGGAGCGCCATCTCGGGTACTCCACCACCGCGGCGAACAAGACCGTCTCCGAGGGCATCCAGGCGGTGCAGGAGCGGCTGAGGGTGCAGGCGGACGGCAAGCCCAGGCTGTACCTGTGCCGTGACGCCGTCGCGGACCGCGACCAGTCCCTCGCGGATGCCGGCAAGCCCTCGTCCACGGTGGACGAGATCACGGGCTACATCTGGGATCCGTCTGCGGCCCCGGGATCAGGCGGCGCAACACAGCGGGAAGTACCGCTCAAAAAGGACGATCACGGCATGGATCAGATGCGGTACATGACCGCCCATACCGACCTCACCGGGCGCACCCGCCTGCGCTGGTTCTGAGCTATACCAATAAACCTTAGTACCAGGTCAGCGCCCTGATACTGCCCGGACCAGCGGTATAGACCGCCGCAGATACCTGACGTATCATCTACCTGATGGCAGTCGCTGACATTCCCGCGCCCGGCGCATGGCGCCGTACCGGCAGCCGCCTGGTCACCTCGCTGGCCGCCGCTGCGGGAAAGATACTGTCCCCCCACCGGGCCTCCCTCGCGGTGCTGCTGTCCATCCCCCTCACCCTGGCGGGCGCCGGCTGCATCGACGCCGCCGCCTTCGCCGGCAACACCATCGCCGGGCTCGTCGTCACCGGCATCTCCCTCATGTGGCTGGAGTCCGTCATCGCCGCGGACGACGAAGACGACAACGGCAGGTACCGGTGAGATCCGCCTGGCGGCGCACCTTCCGCAACGCCGCCGGCGGCCCGCCCGTCCCGATGTCCGCCTACCGCGCCGCCAACCGCGGCCTCATGTTCGACCTGGGCGCGGGCCGCGCGAACCGCGAGACGATGATGCGGACCTACGGCCAGTCCGGCACCGTCTTCTCCATCGTCTCGCTGCTGCAGCAGTCGGCGGCCACCCCGCGCTGGCACGTCTACAAGAAGTCCCCGCAGTCCGCCCAGGCGCGCTACGCCACCAGCGACGACGGCTCGGACCAGCGCCAGGAGGTGATGACCCACCCGGCGCTGCAGCTGTGGAACAAGCCCAACCAGTTCATGAGCGGTTTCGAGTTCCGGGAGGGCTGCAACCAGCACTTCGAGCTGACCGGCGAGACGTTCTGGGTCCTGGACATGGAGACCGTGGGCTTCCCCACCTCCATGTGGTACGTGCGCCCCGACCGGATGGAGCCCGTCCCCGACCCGGGCGACTACCTCATCGGCTGGATCTACACCGGCCCTGACGGCTCCCAGACGCCGCTGCGGCTGAACGAGGTCATCCAGGAGAAGATGCCCGACCCGCTGGACCCGTTCCGCGGCGCCGGCCCGGTCGCGAGCATCATCCCGAACATCCAGCAGCAGCGGTACGCCACCGACTACCAGCGGAACCTGTTCCTCAACGGCGCTGACCCGGGCGGCATGATCACGGTCCCGAACAAGATGCAGCCCCGCGACTTCGACGAGATGGTCGAGCGCTGGCGGGAAATGCACCAGGGCATCGCCCGGGCCGGGCGCGTCGGCGTCCTGGAGAACGGCGCGACCTTCGCGCCGACCGGCCAGAACAACAAGGACATGGACTACGCAAACCTGCGCCTGAACAACCGCGACGAGCTTCGCGAGGCATGGCGGATGCACAAGTCCATGCTCGGCACCGTCGAGGACGTCAACCGCGCCAACGCGCAGACGGCGGAGGAGACGTTCGTCTCGTGGCAGGACCTGCCGCGGCTGGAGCGCCGCCGCGACACCCTGAACCACAAGCTGCTGCCCCTGTACGGCACGTCCGGGCAGGGCATCGAGTTCGACTTCGACGACCCGTCTCCCGTCAACCAGGAGGCCGCCGTCACGGAGCTGAACGTCAAGGCCACCGCCGCCGCGACCCTCGTCACCGCCGGGTGGGACCCGGACGACGTCCTCGAAGTCGTCGGCCTGCCGTCGATGGACGTCGTCGAGAAGGCGACGCAGCTCCCGGCGCTGCCGCCCGGCTGGGTCGCGGGCACTCCCGCCCCGGCACCGGGCGCGCCGGCTCCCGCAGCCCCTGACAACCAGCCGCCGCAGGACCAGGACATGGCCGCGCGGCTCCGCAGGATGCTGGCGAACGGCCACGTCCCCGTCGAACCTGTGAGGCGGTAATGGACAAGCGTCCACTCCGGACCACCCGCCGGATGCAGTCGCTGCAGGCGAAGATGCCCGGCTGGTACACGATCAAGGACCGGGCCGACGGCCCGGCCCGCATCGACATCTACGACGAGATCGGCCTCTTCGCCGTCAGCGCGCAGTCCTTCATCACCGACCTGGCCGCGCTCAAGGGCAACGGCGACATCGACCTCCATCTCAACAGCCCCGGCGGAGACGTCTTCGACGGGATCGCGATCTTCAACGCGCTGAAGCAGCGGCAGGGCACCGTCTCCGTCGTCGTGGACGGCCTCGCCGCGTCCGCCGCGTCCTTCATCGCGATGGCGGCGTCGCCCGGCGAGCTGGCCATGGCGCCGCACAGCCAGATGATGATCCACGACGCGATGTCGATGGCGATCGGCAACGCCTCCGACATGACCGACACCGCGGCGCTGCTCGACAAGGCATCCGACAACATCGCCTCGATCTACGCCGAGCGCACCGGCAAGCCGGTCGCCTTCTGGCGCGGCCAGATGAAGGCCGAGACCTGGTACTCCGACCAGGAGGCGGTGGACTCCGGCCTGGCCGACAAGATCCACGGCAAGCAGCCCGCCCTGTCCGACGACTGGGACCTCAGTGTCTTCGCGAAGTACGCCACCGGGCTCAGGAACGGGACGAACGACCACTGGAACCGCCCGCTCGCGAGCAGCATCCCCCCGGTCCTCGTCAACGCGGACGGCAACCACGCGCCGATGAAGGGCAGCCACACTCACGGCCACCCGGCCTACGGCGCCCAGGGCAGCGACTCGACGCACTCCCACGAGCACTCCCACGACGGAGACGCCGCCCACGGCCACCACAAGACGCCCGCCGCGCCTGAGCCGCCGGCCGGCGACGGCCCCAGCGACGCCCTGGGCACCATCTACGTGCCGAAGCCGTACCAGCGGACGTTCAGCGAGACCGCCGAGTGCCCGTCGTGCCGCTGCTGGAACGGCTCCGACGCGAAGTTCTGCGACCAGTGCGGCACCAAGCTGGTCGGCCGCTCCGACGTCAACGAGTCCGGCATGGGCGCCGCGGCTGAGGTGAGGATCGTCGCCGCGTACTGCGGGCCGTGCGGCACGAAGCACGAGGCGGGCAAGCAGTTCTGCGCCTCCTGCGGCAAGCGCCTGTCGATGGCCGACTCCTCGGGCTGGGTGCAGGATCCTGACGGTGCCTGGCGGTTCGACCCCACGAACAAGGGAGCGCCGGAGGACGACTCCAAGCCGGAGACGGACTACGACCACGACTACTGGACGCCGCAGGGCAAGCTCCGGCCCGGCAAGGTGATCCCGCCGTGCCCCGGCGATGTCGGCGACTTCCTGTACCGGCAGCTCCTCAACGCCGACGTGGACAACTCCCCGTGGGACGCCGGCAAGGCGTGGGCGGCCGGTGCCGCCTCCGATGACCCGGCTGCCTTCTACAAGGGCATCTGCGCGGGCCGCAAGTCCGGTGACCCGTCTACTCAGGACGCCTGGGCGCTGCCGTACAAGTACTCGCCGTCCTCGGCGCCCAACGCCGCGGGCGTCCGCAACGCGCTCGCCCGGCTCTCGTCCACGCAGGGCCTGACGAACAAGGGCGAGGCGGAGAGCCTCCTCGAAAAGCTCATGAAGACCATCAACCCCGATTACGAGCCCAGCTCGGATCGCATCGACCCGGGGCTGCTCTCCGCAGCTCTCTTGTCCGGCCTGGAGGGCTGACACATGGCACCGAAGCTGAAGGTCCCGTCCGGGCCTGACGGGCTGCAGGAAGTCCTGGGCGACCACGCCCGGCTGAAGGAGTACTTCTCGGCCGAGTCCGTCGCGGACGGCTCGACCAAGGGATTCCTGGACGAGTACGCCGCGGTGTACGCGAAGAAGAACCCCGACACCGTCGACGACATGCGCACTCAGGTCCAGTCAGTGCTGTTCGACCTGGTCCGCGACAGCGGCGGCGGCAAGCGCCCGAACCTCGATCTGGGCAGCGCCCTCGGCTTCGAGAACGGCTACGGCCGGCCCGCGCTGTCCGCGGCCGGCACCGCGGCGATCGGCAAGGGCAAGGGCGCGGTCTACAACCGGTACTCGCCCGGCGCCCAGTTCGAGGCGAAGTTCCGCGCCGAGGACCGGTTCTCCTCGATCGGCGAGTACTGCCAGGCGATCAAGGAGGAGCGGTCGCCTTCCAGCAGCAAGGACCGCAAGGACCTGCTCCAGAAGCTGGAGAACGTCCGGGCCTTCCAGAACTCCTTCGGGTCCGAGGACCCGGCGGCGGGCGGCTTCCTGATCCCCGAGATCATGCGCTCGGACCTGATGCAGCTCGCGCTGGAGAAGTCGATCACCCGGTCGCGCGCCACGGTCATCCCGATGTCGACGCTGCGGACCACGATCCCGACCGTGGACGACACGAGCCACACCACGAGCCTGTTCGGCGGCGTCGTCTTCTACTGGACCGAGGAGTCCGGAGAGCTGCAGGAGTCGACGGCGAAGTTCGGCCGCGTCGCCCTGGACGCCAAGAAGCTGACCGGCTTCTTCCGCGTCCCGAACGAGCTGCTCTCCGACGCCCCCGCGTTCTCCGGCTGGTTCGACTCGCGCGTCCCCGCGGGCCTGGCCTGGTCCGAGGACGTGTCGTTCATGACCGGCACCGGCGCCGGCGAGCCCGAGGGCTTCCTGGACGGCCCCGCCACCGTCACCGTCGCCCCGACCGACAACGCGTTGGCCTGGGCGGACATCGCCTCGATGTACTCGCGGATGCTGCCCACCTCCCTGGACAGCGCGGTGTGGATCGCCTCGATCGACCTGTTCCCCGCGCTGGCCACGCTGACGCTGAGCACGCCCGGCATCTGGATGGGCGGCTACAACGCCACTCCGGCGTCCGGCGCTCCGCCGGTCACCATCATGGGCCGTCCGGTGATCTTCACCGAGAAGGTCCCGAACTACACCGGCACGGAAGGCACCGGCACCGCTGCGAACGCGGGCTCGCTGAACTTCGTGGACCTGTCCTACTACCTGATCGGCGACCGCCAGTCCGTCGCGGTGGCGGCCAGCGACCAGGCGTTCTTCCAGCAGGACCAGATGGCCTACCGCCTGATCGAGCGTGTCGACGGGCGCCCGTGGCTGCAGCAGTCCCTCCAGCCGCACAACAGCGGCCCGAACCTGTCGGCCTTCGTCAGCCTGGGCGCCGGCTCCTGATCCGAGTAGGGCGGCGGCATTAACACCCCGCCGCCCGAGTGAGCAAAACCGCAGTAACGCCCGGTTCCGAGGAACCAGTTAGGAGCAACACATGGCAGGCATGCGGGCACTAGGGCGCGTCTACGACGTGGTCCCGAGTCCGTCCGGGCTCAATATCTGCCTCAAGGATGTGTCGGGCATCGGATTCGTCGCGGTCAACGGCACGTCCACCGCCGCGATCCTGACGGTGACGGCATCGACCGCCTTCTCGGGCGGCACGACGAAGAACTGGACCACGGCGAACGGCTTCGGGCAGCCCGGTGAGGGCTACACGCGGCTGGCCGGGAACACTGCCGCATGGGTGCCCCAGCCCCTGGCCTCGGCCTGGGCGTCGAACGTGCTGACGGTGCCGATCTCCACGACCGGCGCGGTCTTCTACGTGGACTTCCTGGTGAGCCAGCTCGCCGACGCCTGCGACTACATCAACGTCACCGTGTCCGGCACGGGCGCGTCGCTGCCGATGGCAGTCCTCTACGACCTCACGGTCCAGCGGACGCCTGAGAACATCCGCATCCCGGTCGCCTGATCCGAGCAGCAGGAAGGAGCCGAGGACATGTGGGACTGCGAGCACTGCGGATGCCGGCAGATCGCCGGCAGCCTCGGCTTCTGCCCGATGTGCCGTACCCCGAAGGAGGAAGCCGTGCCCCGAATCACTGCCGGCGGCGGTGCCAGCAACGCCGCGGAGGACAAGCCCGCCCAGCCCGTCCCCGAGCCGGAACCGTCCGTCCCGGTCCAGGACGATCCTGAGACGGAGCAGGACGGGCAGCAGCAGGAGCCTGAGCAGCCCCCGGCGCCGCCCGTGCCCGAGCCGCCTGCCCAGCCGCAGACGCTGAAGGCCACCGTCCCGCCAAAGCCGAAAGCCTGACCCGAGAGAACGACCGTACCGAGCCGGAAGGAGGTGACCAGGTGCCAGTGATACCGACAGCAGGATTGCTGGGATGGTATGCCGCCGACCAGCTGGCCGGGCTGTCCGACGGCGACGGCGTAGCGACGTGGCCCGACCTCTCCGGCAACGGCAACACCCTGACTGCCTCCGCTGCCGGCGGCTCCGTGGAGCCCGTCTACGTCACGGGCGTGATCAACGGGTTCCCGGTGGTCCGGTTCGACCTGAACTCGTTCCTGACCGCCACGGTCGGCTCGCTCACCGCCCAGCCGGTCTCCGCCTACTTCATCCTGAACAACCCCGGCGGCGGGCGCTGGGGCAGCTTCGGCACCGGCATCCGGTTCGGCCAGGGCAACGCCGCGCTGTTCTACTCCGGCGGCGGCTTCAGCGGCGGCACGCTCCCGTCCGGGCTCTCCCGCGTCGGCATGGTCGTCAACGGCGCCTCGTCGGTCATCCGCGCCAACGGGGCCGTTACCACGGGCAACGGGTCCGGCAACGGTCCCGGCCAGGAGATCTGCGTCGGCTCCGAGGGCGACAACGCCCAGCAGTACCAGGGTGACATCGCCGAGGTGATGTTCTACGGCACCGCGCTGACGGCCCAGGAACTGGAAGCGCTCGACGGCTACGCCTACGACAAGTACGTGAACGCCCCGCTCGCGGTCACCACGCCGGAGATCGGGGGGCTGCAGTTCAACATCCCCTTCACGGCCACGCTCGCGGCTTCCGGCGGCGAGACGCCGTACACCTGGCTGGTGACGGCCGGGTCGCTGCCGGCGGGCCTGTCGCTGAACGCCTCCACGGGCGTCCTGTCCGGTACCCCGAGCCGGATCGAGACGTACTCGTTCACCGTGCAGGCCGCGGACGCTTACGGCGAGACGGCCACGGCCCCGTTCACGGGCTCGGTCCTGCCGCCCGGCTCGTCTTCAGGCGCCGGCGGCGGCGTCATGGGCTATGACCTGCTGTCCACGCTGCAGCAGGCCGCCGCCTACCAGGAGTTCTACGACACCACGCTGCCGGTGGCGTGCCCCAGGGACGGGACCCCGTTCCGCGAGGGACCGCCGGATGAGCCGGGCGTCCTGTACTGCCCGTTCTGTTTCTTCCAGTACCCCAGAGATTGGGACGCCAGTTCGATGTCTGGCATGTGACCTGCTGAAACACAACTTAATAGTCCGCTTTCCGGCTGGTACGACGACAGCCTGGGCCAGAAAAAGAGCCAAGGGAGGAGGTGAGGGAAATGGCAGTCTTCCGCGCCACGTACTGCACCAGGCAGGACGTGATGAGCGCGCCTGACATCCGCTTTACCGCGGACATGGTGCGCCACGTCGATTCCGGCATCGATGCCGCCGTCGATGACGTCGAGGGCCTGTGCCACCGCCGCTTCTGGAACGCCGTCGAGACGAATGCCTACGACTGGCCTAATTTCCAGCGGGCCTACCCGTGGCGGATCTGGACGGACGAGAAGGAGATCGCCGACAAGGACGGCTCCGGGCCGCTTGCCTACCCGCCCGTGATCCTGACCGGCGTCCAGTCCCCGTCCCCGCAGCAGATCCCGCTGTCCGCCCTGTTCTGGCAGCCGCGGAACTACGGTCCCCCGTGGAACGCCATCGAGATCAACCGGGCCACCTCGTACTCCTACGGCCTCAGTAACACGCCCCAGGAGGATGTCTCGGTCAGCGCCGTCGTCGGCTACTGGTCCCGCACCCGTCCTGCCGGTACCGTCCCGTCCTCGCTGGACAGCTCCTCGTCCTCCGTCATCGTCTCGGACTCCGCCGCGATCGGCGTAGGGGACGTGCTGATCGCCGGCACCGAGCAGATGCTCGTCAGCGACATGTTCTTCGTCGACACCTCCGTGCAGGCGTCCTCGGGCGGCACCACGGCCTCGTCCGCCGATGACGTCCTCGCCGTCCCGGACGGGACCGCCTTCGCCCCGGGCGAGGTGCTGATGATCGACGCCGAGCAGATGCTCATCACGAACATCACCGGGGACGCCCTCACGGTCGAGCGGGCTTTCGGCGGCACGGTCCTCGCCGTCCACGAGTCACCGGAGCTGTACGCCCAGCGGCAGCTGTCGGTCATCCGCGGCTTCGGCGGCACCGAGGCGGCCTCCTACGATTCCGGCACGGCGCTGCTCGCTTCGCTCGTGCCCGGCCAGGTGCGGGAGCTGGCCATCGCCGAGTCCCTCAACTACGTCTTCCAGAAGACGAGCGGCTACGCCCGCACCCTGGGCGAGGCGGGATCGTCGCCGGTCCCCGGCGGCTCGCTGCCGGACCTCCGCGATCGTGTCTACACGGCCTACGGCCGGCAGGGGAGGCAGCGGGTTGTCTGACGACGACGTGACGCTCTCAGGGCCGCTGTTCGACGGCACCGCGGCGAGGGCTGCCCGCGACGGGGCCGCAGCGATCCGCAGGAAGCTCGCCGCCGAGGGCGCGAAGATCGCCGGGATGAACCTGGCCGGGTCGATTCACGATGAGCACTCCGGCAGGGCGGTCCGCTCGGTCACTACCACCAGCTCCAGCCGGGTGTACCAGACCGGCAGGTACTCGCTGCCCGTCGCCGCCGCCGAGAACGAAACGGTCGTAACCGCCGACCTTGCTACATACGGCCCGTGGCTGGAAGGTACCGGCTCCAGGAACGAGACGACCCGGTTCAAGGGCTATCACTCGTTCCGCCGCGCGGCCCAGCAGCTCGACCGCGAGGCCCTCAGCATTGCCGGGAAGGCGTTCGCCCCGTACGTGCGGAGGATGTCATGACGCTAGGCATCCTTGCGCCTGACCGGAGTAGTGAGCGCTTTTTCGACAGGCCATCCGATCTTCAGCCGGTGCCGCAGCGTGGCATCGCCGATGCCGATTTCAGCGGCCCAGTCGGCGATGCACTGAGTAACGCCACCGAAGGTCAAGAGCGTAGTGGTGCGACGGTTCCTGATCTGCTCAGCTGGAGTCGCCCACCGGCAATTACCGGGCTCGTAATTACCGTCATTATTGATACGGTCGAGCGTCTTTCCTACTGGCTGCTCTCCCATGTCCGCGAGGAAATTCTCGAACTTTTCCCAGCTCTCGCAGACGGTGATTCCGCGACCGCCGTAGTTCTTGTAGGCCGGAACGTTGGGGTTGTGGCAACGGTTCAGCATGTTCCGCCACACCCGGTAGATCTTCGACGGCGAGCCCTTGCCGCCCACTCGCTTGTTATGCCCGTGCTTCGTGCGCTCGGCGGACATCTTCGACTTGGCCTCTTCGGACGGCTTAGTCATAGCTCCGGCAGCTCGGAAACGCTCGCGCATTCCTTCGAGCTGAGATTCCGAGCGCTGATAAACACCACTTGGCATATGCCAATCATAACGCACACGAGCCGAAAAGGAGTGTGCTATGGCCTTTGATGTCGAAGCCGTTAATGCGCTTATGGCTAGTGTTGTCAGCATTGCCATGGAAACAGGGCAATTCAGAAGTGTGAACCAGCACGAGCCAAAATCTGCGCCCGGATCGGGCCTGCGCTGCGCCATCTGGGCGCAGAACATCGAGGCCATCGCCGAAGCGTCCGGCCTGGCCAGCACCAGCGGCTACGTCCTCCTGAACGCCCGTATCTACGGGAACGCGCTGCAGAAGCCGGAGGACGACGTCGACCCGCGCCTGATGACCGCCGCGACGGTCCTCATCGGCGCGTACTCCGCGGACTTCACCCTGGGCGGCACCGTCCGCAACATCGACCTGCTCGGCATGTACGGCGAGAAGCTCGGCGGCCAGGCGGGCTACGTGACCATCGGCAGCACGATGTACCGGATTTTCACGATCACGGTCCCCGTCGTCGTGAACGACATGTGGGTCCAGGAGGGCTAATGGGAAAGCAGAGCGGGCTCGGCGACAATTTCTACATATCGGGCTATGACCTGTCCGGGGACGTGTCGGCCATCAGCCAGCTCGGCGGCGGCCCGGCGACCCTCGACGTGACCGGGATCAAGTCCTACGCCAACGAGCTGATCCCCGGCCTCCGCCAGGGCGACTGGCAGTTCACCTCGTTCTGGGAGTTCACCTCCGGCGACGGCCAGGGCTATGCCCTCAACGCCCTCGACTCGCTGCCCGTGGCTGACGTGGTCGGGATGTACTTCCGCGGCACCGCGCTGCAGAACAAGGCCGCTGCCATCAACGGCAAGCAGCTCAACATGGACCCGACCCGCGACGCTTCCGGCAACCTGTCCCTCGCCGTCGAGGTCCAGGGCAGCGGCTACGGCATGGAGTGGGGCGAGATGCTCACCGCCGGCCTCCGGACTGATGAGGCCGCCACCGCAGGCCCCGCCATCACCGACACCGCGGCCACCTCCTACGGCGCCCAGGCGTACGTCCAGCTGGTCGCGTTCACCGGCACGAGCGTCACCATCGGGATCGAGCACGCGACCACCTCAGGCGGCACCTACAACCCGCTGATGGCCACGTCCGCGATGACGGCGATCGGCGCCCAGCGCCTGTCCGTCTCCAACACCACCGCCGTCGACCAGTACCTGAAGGTCACCACGGCCGGCACGTTCAGCAACGCCGTCTTCGCCGTCGCCTTCATGCGCAATCCAGTTGCGGGGGTCGTCTTCTGATGCCGGGCACGATCAAGCTCAGCCGGGTCACGCCGCCGATGGGCGCGGCCAGCTTCACCTCGTACTCGATGCGCTACCCGCTGTCCACGCACTGGCGGAGGGCCGCCTGCGCGGAAGTGGAGTGCAAGGGCTGGCGCAACGGCTGGCAGACCGTCGTGGACACCTCCACCGACCTGGGGCAGCGGCAGTACGACTACCTCGTCCGCGACAGGTCCCGGCCGCCGCGGATCGAGAAGACCGGCGTCACCCAGTGGACGTTCAGCTACGGCCCCGGCTTCCCCTGCTTCCGGCAGGCCGAGCACCGGATCAAGATCTCCCGGCCGCCGCTGCTGCTGCGGACCGGCGGCGACTGGCGCGGTAACCCCCGCGGCACCGCGCCCGTGGTCCACGGCAGCACGGACAGCTGGGCGGAAGACTTCTCGGCTCATCAGGACCGCCTCGCCACGCTCATCAAGCGCGGCTGACAGAAAGGTATGGAAGTGCTAGCACGAACGCTGACGGGCACGGCGGGCTATCCACCCGCCCGGGTCCTTCCTGCGCGCGTTCTGCTCAGCACGGGTGAGCCAGCGGCAGTTGCCGGGCTCGTAGTTCCCGTCCGCTCCCCTGCGGTCGATGCTGTGGTCGAGGCTGGGCCGCTCGCCCATGTCCGCCAGGAAGTTCTCGAACGAGTCACGCCAGCGGTCGCACACCGTGACGCCCTTGGCTCCGTATGCGGAATACGAGGCGTTCCGGGGGTCGTAGCAGCGGCTGAGCATCGACGTCCACGTCCGGTAAGTCGGC